CAGCAGAGGGCGGTATGGCTAAAAAACCAATGAATCCAGGGATGAAAGCCCTGAAGAAAGCAGCACCAGCAGTAGCCAAGAAAATGGGTTATAAAGCTGGAGGACAAGCAATGCATCGTATGCCAGATGGTACTATGATGAAAGGTGCAAAGCACGGATATAAACACGGTGGGTTAGTTCACTCCACTGGTAAATTAAACACTGGTATTAGAGGGTGTGGAGAATAAATAATGGCTGAGAAAAAGAAAAACAAACCTGCAGTAACTAAACGTATGCATACTCAAGAGGCTCCAGAATATTCACTTGCTACTTCTCCACGATTTAAAACAATTGCTGCAAAGGTAGAAAAAGGAGAGCTTACTACTGCAGAAGCCGTAGATATGCTAGTTCCTAAAGACCTAAAAGGTGAAGAACGTAAGAAAGTACGAAAGATAATTGCAGGGGCTATTGGCACTCAAACTGCAAGGCAATTTATAACAAATTCACGACAACGAGCTAGTGAAAATGTAAATCGTCCAGGTGGTGAGTACGAAAAGAAACAGTCACGTAAACCTGGTATGAATAAAGGTGGCATGACTCATAAAAAAGGCATGGCCTATGGCGGCATGTCTAAAAAGAAAATGGGTATGAACGCAGGTGGTATGGCTAACTGCGGTGCCTCTATGAAACCTAACAGGATGTCCAGGTCATGAAGCTTGAAGACGATAAAGTTGTAGATCATATTGGGACTGTCCTTGCCGAAAAAATTCGTGGTGAGTGGCATACTAAAGATCCTGCTGTCTTAGACTTTATAAACAATCAGGGTACAGAAACAGTCAGAGTACGTGCTAGAAACGAGAAGGGTCAGCTAATGGCAGATGATCCTTCTACACCTGATGTTAATGAAGCATGGACAACTAAAATAGTTAAAAAAGTAAAAGGTAAAAAGTAAGTGGTAGCTTTTAGTTATAACACAGTAACTGAAAGTGTTGCTGTTACAGCCACTGCAGGTGGGGCAAGTAGTGATGTTTTATACACTTGCCCTAATAACTATGATGCTATAGTTACTTTTCTTCACGTAAGTAATGGTGCTTCATCTACAGGTAATGTTTCTATTCAGTGGTATCATAAAGAAGATAACACGTACTATACTATAGTTGATAATAAGTCTATAGCAGGTAATGATGTATATAACATGATTACATCTGATAGGTTGCACTTACACGCAGGTGACAAGATAACTGTATTTAATGGTGGTGGTACTATGGGTGTCACAATATCTGCAGAGGAACATTACAACCCTAACAGAAAAGCATAACGGGTATTCCAAATAAGTAATAGTAAAGGCCCACGATTTAAGTAAAACTATGTGAGTTCAACTAACTAAAGGAGAATGAACATGGAACTAGTTATTTCTGAATCACGTATGTGGGCCACTAATTTTAAGGCATGGTTAGTAAAAGTATTTAACGCTTTTATTGAAGCACGTCAAAAAGAAGCAAATCGTCGTATTGCTATGATGCAACTTAGCGCAATGACAGACCGTGAGCTTAACGACATCGGTATCGGACGTGGAGATATCCGTAGAGTTGTAAACGAAGAGTAGTAGTCCTTAAGCATAGAGGAGAGGCTTGTGGACCCAGTTACGATAATTAGTGGGGCCACTGTTGCCTTTAACGCCCTGAAGAAAGGCTTTGCTATAGGCAAGGACTTACAAGACATGGGTAGCCAGCTAAACAAGTGGGCTGGTCACATGGCTGATCTAGGGCAAGCTGAGAAGCAAGTTAAGAATCCTCCGTGGTGGAAAGCTATAAGTGGCTCTGTAGAGTCTGAAGCTATGGAAGTTTTTGCAGCTAAGCGTAAGGCAGAGTCCATGCGCAAAGAGTTGAAGGACTATATAAGTTTCACGATGGGGCCATCCGCATGGGATGAACTAGTGGCTATAGAAGCCAAGATACGTAAACAGAAGAAGGAACATGAGTACCGTAAAGCTGAACTACAAGAAGCTATTATAACTTGGACTATATCAGGTTTAATTCTACTTATGGGTTTCGGTGCTTTAGGTTTCACATTATATATGGTGAGCTAATGGCTAGACAACTAACAGAGAACCAACAAAAGTTTTTAGATGTACTGTTTGATGAAGCAGGGGGTGACGTTGTTGCCGCTAAGAAACTTGCTGGGTATAGTGAAACATCTAGCACTGGTGCCATCGTAGAAAGCTTAAAAGATGAGATCGCAGATAAGACACGTACTTACTTTGCTCGTACTGCGCCCAAGGCTGCTATGGCTATGGTTGGTGCTTTATCTGACCCTACTGAACTAGGTATCCGTGATAAGATGGCAGCAGCTAAAGACTTGCTTGATCGTGCAGGTTTAGGTAAAGTAGATAAGATTGACGTAGGGTCAAGCAGTGGTGGGGTGTTTATCCTGCCAGCCAAGGAAGGTAAGAACGAGTAAGTATGAACCGTGAATCTTTGGGGTATTGGGAGCTACCCAAGCCACACAAAGGTGAAGAGAGACAGTGGCACGTAATAGCGAGAACAACACGCACCGTGCCTTTCGGATACAGAGTACACCCTGATAACGATAAACTATTAGAACCCATACCAGATGAACTAGAAGCATTAGAGCTTGCAAAGAGACATCTAAAGCAGTATGGTTACAGAGAAGTAGCTATATGGTTGTATAGACAGACTGGTAGATACATCTCACATATGGGTTTAAAGAAAAGGGTAGACATTGAGCGAAGACGTAAGAAAGCAGCTACAATTAAACGCAAGCTTGCCAAGCGGCTCGAAGAAACGCTACAGGAGATCAAGAGGCTCGAAGAAGAAAGTATTGGAGCCTACAGAGTCATCCCCCCAGACGATTGAACCTGTAGTAGAAACTGTAGCAGCACAAGTAAAACCTGCTGAGTTTGATGTTGACACTGCACAAGAAGTAGTGTTTAAACCAAACCCAGGACCACAGACAGACTTCTTATCCGCATCTGAAAGAGAAGTACTGTATGGTGGGGCGGCTGGTGGTGGCAAGTCGTATGCGATGCTAGCTGACCCCCTTCATGGGTTAAACGATCCTAACTTTAGTGGTCTACTTGTACGTCATACAACGGAGGAACTTCGTGAACTTATACAGAAAAGCCAAGAGCTATACCCTAAAGCTGTACCAGGTATTAAGTGGTCTGAAAGAAAGAGTCAGTGGATCAGTCCAAGGGGTGGTAGGCTTTGGATGTCGTACCTTGACAAAGACATGGACGTTACTCGTTACCAAGGTCAAGCGTTTAACTGGATAGGCTTTGACGAACTTACACAGTGGCCTACACCATATGCTTGGGACTATATGAGGTCACGTCTACGTAGTGCACACAGTAGCAACTTAGGGTTGTACATGCGTGGTACTACAAACCCTGGAGGTGCTGGACACCAATGGGTTAAGAAGATGTTTATTGACCCAGCGCCATCTAATGAAGCATTCTGGGCTACGAACATAGAGACAGGGGATACTATTACATTCCCTAAAGGCCACAGTAAAGAAGGTCAACCATTGTTTAAACGCAGGTTCATTCCTGCTAGTCTGTTTGACAACCCTTATCTAGCAGACACTGGTGACTACGAAGCTATGCTTCTATCTTTACCAGAGCATCAACGTAAACAGTTGCTTGAAGGTAACTGGGA